CCTAATACTGACATCAACTGGCTTGTTGATAAAACAGAAAAGTTTTGCCAAGACAAAGCAATTTATAATGCTGTAAGACAGTCTATTCTTATTCTTGATGACAAGGTAAAAGATCTCGATAAGGGATCGATTCCAAAGCTTTTGAGTGATGCTTTAGGTATTAGTTTTGATACAAACGTTGGCCATGATTTCCTTGAAAATTATGAAGAACGATATGATTTCTATCATAGAGTTGAAGAAAAACTTCAATTTGATCTTGAGTACTTTAACAAAATTACAAAAGGCGGCCTGAGTAAAAAGTCCCTATCAATTGTTCTTGCGCCTACAGGGGTTGGAAAAACTTTATTTATGACACATTGTGCAGCATCGTCTCTTATGTCAGGAAAGAACGTGCTTTATATTACTATGGAAATGGCCGAAGAGCGCATTGCAGAACGTATTGATGCTAATTTGCTTAACATCAATCTTGATGATCTTAGTCTGATTACACGGGACTCATATCAAAAGAAGATTGATAGGGTGAAAAGCAGAACTGCCGGTAAATTGATTGTTAAAGAATATCCAACAGGTTCTGCAAATTCAAATCACTTTAGGCATTTGCTTAATGAGCTTCGCTTAAAAAAGAATTTTGTTGCAGATATTATTTTTGTTGATTATTTAAATATTTGCTCAAGTTCAAGGATCAAAGGTGGAGCGAACGTAAACTCGTATACATTGATAAAGTCTATAGCAGAAGAGTTGCGAGGTTTGGCAATGGAGTTTAACGTTCCAGTACTTTCTGCTACGCAAACTACAAGAGGCGGTTACGGCAATTCCGACGTAGAAATCACAGATACATCTGAATGTATTTGGGTGAACGAAAGTCTACAATTAAGAAATGGTAATGTTATACATTTACGCGATATTCAAGTAGGTGATCAAATCATCTCTAATGACGGTTACAAGACTGTAATGATGGTACATCACCCAAAGAAAAAAGAATGTTATAAGGTTAAGTTAAAATCAGGTAAAGAAATAATAGTGTCTGCTGATCATATATTTCCAACAAGTAATGGAAGATTGTCTATTAATACCGGAATGACCGTTGGATCTAAATTAAATACACTAAAATGATATAAAACTATTCGTTGCTAAAGAAGTAAAACTTATAAATAGTGCTGAACAACAGTAACAGCGAGTTTTATACAAATGCGAAAATTAAATTCATTTGAAGAGAGCAAGTATTTTATCACGATACTTTCTTTGATCGATCAAACTGACAAATCAAAATTTATTGATTGGATTAATACAATACCCAATAATTTAAAGATATCTAGATCTAAAATTATGATCAAGATTATAAGAACAAATGGTTCTGCGCGCGCCTTAGACATATATGATGCATATATCAAATCTAATTCACAAAGCGAAAAGGTGTTAATGGCATATGGTTTAGAAGAATTAAACACGTACAAGCATAAGTTAAAAAATAGGCCTAAACCTAAGTATTTCAGTGTTATGCAAAAAGATTATTGGATGATCAGGGTGGGTTTAACTGAGGAAGATGCAAAGAAAAAGGTTTCTGAGTTTCAATTAAAACAGGTACGGGCCAGGTCAAAGGCATCTTATAAAGACACAAAATTAAAGCTTAAAGCATGCGTTGAGTATTGGACTAATATGGGATATTCTCCAGAAGAAGGAGAAATTCTTAGGCAACAGCATCTTTATTTAAATGACTTATCGTCATTAATATCTCGACACGGTGAAGAACACGGTAAAAGAATTTACGCCGAAAGAAATAGAAAATTTAAAGAATCATGTGAAAAAAATAGACATAATCGCAAAAGCGCTGGGTACGTTTCGTTAGAGTCAAAGTTGTTTTTTGTAAAACTATATCGCATATGTCGTAAAATGGGCATCAAAAGAAAGGATATTTATACTGGTATTAGTGGATCTCGTGAGTTTTTTATAAGGCACGAAGGTAAAGAAAACAGTGGAAGGTTTTTTGACTTTGCTATACCTAAGCTTAGTTTTGTTGTCGAATATAATGGTGTTTTTTGGCATCCTAGACATGACTTAAAATGGTTAAATCCATGGATCACTTTTGAAGACGCAATGCTAATAGAAGAAGAAAAGGAAGAACTATGTAAAAAAAGAGGTTATGATTTATTGACAGTATGGTCAGACGATGATAAAATAGTTAGTATTAATAAATTAACAGATATAATAAGGGAAAAGTTAAGTGATAGCGGATTATGACTTATACCTAAAATGCGCAATAAAGGCAGAAAAACTCATTGAATTTGAATATTTTTCCGGAAAAATCACACATGAAGATTTAACCATATTACTAATTAAGTTAGAAACAGAACGGATAGAAAAAGAAATCATAAATGATCAATCAATAAATTACGATGATGAAGTCATATCTATTGAACCAGTTGGCGAATTAGAAACAATTGATATATCAGTTTCTGGTGATAACCTTTTTTATTGTAATGGTATCTTAACTAAAAATAGTTTCGGTCTTCCGGCAACAGCAGATTTCATGTTCGCTCTCATTTCAACTGAGGAGCTCGAAAAACTTGGCCAACTGATGGTGAAGCAATTAAAGAATCGTTGGGGAAGTATTGACAGCCCTAAGAGATTTGTAATTGGTGTCGATCGAGCAAAAATGAAACTATTTGACGCTGAAGAATCTGCTCAAGACGGAATCACTGGCGGAGCTAAACAATCAGAAGATAAGCCTTTATTCGATTCATCTAGCATGATGCAGGATGAAGATTTTCAGGTTGTTGAAAGTTTTGAGTCGAATAAATTGAGTAATTTTAAGAAAAAGAAACCTAACTTTGGCGGCTTTAAATAGGAGGAGATATGATGGCTTACACTGTACAACAAGATAAAACTTGCTTCAACGTTGTAGAAAAAGACTCAAATTTAGTGATTGCTACTCGAAAAGTAAAAACAGAAGCAACTAAACTTTGCCAAGCCCTTAATCTAGGCGGTGGATTTGCCGGTCATACACCAATGTTTTTTATTGCGGTTTATCCAAAGTTAGAAAATAGTTAAGGGACGTTACCCTTCGGCACGTCCCTTATATGATTACATATAATGTTGGGCGGAACCTCCACCGGCACTTAATGCTATCCCAACTATTCCATCTGCGGTTGTATAAACTTGCCACACTTGCCTCTACGTTCTCACGTGATTACATGTATTCGTGCTATTATTTATACGAAAGTATATTTTGACAGTTGACATTCTTTGAAAAAAGTTTATATTGAATCAAAAAAACCTAAATTTTGATTACTCAATAGTGAGGAAATATATGAAGCATATTAGGGCTTCGAGTTCTCGATCGAGAGATCCGATTGATATTTACTATATTCGTATCTTAGAGATGATGCGCGACTATAGTATATCAATGAAAGAAGCTATTGAATGGGATTTTGATGGCTTCATGCCATGTCCACAAAGAGGAGTAATTTTAACTCCAGAAGAAGAAATTGAGTTTTATTTATTCATCAATTATATACCAGAAAAAGATTTAAGAATCTTTCAGGGTATAGCTTTAGGATATATGCCAGATTATGAACTTATTAACGAAGAAACAACCGAACAAGAGAACAAAGGAAGCGCAACGCAGACATGAAGCCTGGCTACTATCTGTAGGGGTGAAGGGTAGGTCTACGCTAAAGGGCGTAGATCATATAGATCTAAGACTTGGGATTACTGAAAACGCGAAGCTTAGCAATGGCATTGCTGGCAACGGTACTAAAAAAGATGCTAATGTATATACTGGTGACTATATTATAGGTATCACCACAACACATAAGTCAAATTTACAACCAATTACATCGAAACAACAAGCGGTTGATTCAGCAAATATGAGGCGAAATTGAATGCGTTACTTGAATATATGCTACCACAATTAGATTCGGTTTTTATAGAGAGAGCTTTAAGGTTAACATCGTTTAATTTAACACCAGCAGATTTTAATTCTACAAAGTATAAGAAAGAAATACAGACTCTTTATCAGCAGTATATGTTTAAGTCGTTTGATCCGAATAATACACTCAGTATATTAGATAGATCAGAATATAACAACCTTGTTAAATTACTGAAGTCTGATGATTTAATGCAATATGAAAGGCTCCACAATCTTCCGCTTAAGGGTATCGGCCCAGGAGAAGCTGCATTGTTTCTTCTTACAAAATCTTCGAGTGGTTATTTAGGAGGAGGGACTAGTGCCGGTGTAGACTTCATACTAGATTCTAAAAAGTATGAGGTAAAGGCTGTTAAGTGGAAGAGTAAGTCTACGAAGGACTATGTAGTTGACTTTAAACTCGGAGGAAACATACCAAATATGTCACAGTTAGAATCAGAGATTCAACAAGCGTGCTATAATAACGGATACACAGATGTATTAGGTGCCCCTGAAATTAAGGGTTCAATTTTTAAGCAGTTCGAAAAAGATCATCCTAGTCAGTACGCAGAGTTTGAAAAAAGATATCAAGATATGGCCAAAGGTTATTTCGCTGGCCATGACGTAGTTTTTATTCAGACAGAATACAATCAGCCAGATTTTGGCGAGATAATTAGTATAAAAAACATTGAAGCTACAGACATAAAAATGGAACGTTATACTAACAGATCAATTAAACCTATTGTAAAGATTTAAGTATGTTAAGGTTTTATCATTTCTTAAATGAAGAAAAAAATGTTCATATGGAACATCTCGAGGATGTTATGTTGAACAATGGGGTCGAAGGTGTAAGGCAATCAATCGACTATCTTCGGGCGCTACGAGATATGCTTGTTGGAAATACTGCAAAATCTATCAATGTAAGCATAAAATGGGATGGCGCGCCAAGTGTATTCAGTGGTATTGATCCTCGCGATGGAAAGTTTTTTGTAGCTAAGAAGGGCATATTCAATAGGTATCCAAAGGTGTATAAAACGCCTGCCGATATCGATGTTGATACGTCTGGTAATTTGAACGCAAAGCTTAAGTTAGCTCTTGAGGAGTTTCCTAAGCTTGGTATTACGGGAGTGATTCAGGGTGATTTCTTATATTCGAGAGAAGATATTAGTGAGGTGGACATTGATGGTGCATCGTACATTACTTTTCATCCTAATACGATCGTTTACGCGATACCAAAAGGAAGTAACCTTGCTAAAGAAATACTTGCCTCAAGAATTGGCGTGGTCTGGCACACTCGATACAGAGGAGAGACTTTTGAAACAATGTCAGCAACTTTTGGAGAAGAGATCACAAGCAATCTCCAAAAAACGAAAACGATCTGGTCAGTAGACGCAGTTTACAAAGACGTCTCTGGTTCAGTTAACTTCAACGCGAAAGAGACGAAAGAAATCACTGCGATCTTATCAAACGCTAGTAAGATCTTTTCTGGGTTGAAGCACGAAGCTTTAAATGACATTTCATATAATAATGAACTACTTATTCGTATTAAGACCTTTATCAACTCTAAGGTCCGTGCTGGACAACCAATCGGTAATACTGCTGTGTTTGTAAATGATTTGATAAAATATATCCATGACTACTATCAAAATGAAATTGATAAGAAGGTTACCGATAAGAGTAAAGCTGTTTGGGAAGCTAAGCGCTCAGAGAGTATGAAGTACTTCTCCAATACTCCTAAAATAGATATAGTTAAAATATTCGATCTATATGATTTGATTGTTGAGGCGAAGCTTATGATTGTGAGAAAACTCGATAAGGCTAAAACTATCGGTACATTTCTTAAAACTGTAGATGGTTATAAAGTCACCGAACAAGAAGGATTTGTGGCTATCGATCACGTCGGAAAGAATGCAGTTAAATTAGTTGATCGACTTCAGTTTTCTCGTGCAAACTTCTCAACAGATATTATCAAAGGGTGGACGAAGTGACTAGGGGCTATGACATTATGACTATATACATTTGAGTAATTATGTGATAAATATAACTATATGGAAAAGTATATACGGAGAAAAGGAATGACTCACGCAGTAATTGTAGCTGCTCGTACTCTAGAACCATTGGGAGTACTCATCTCAAATGCAATTATGTCTTTGATAAATTTTGTTCTTAACATTGTTAGAACATATAAAAATAATGATAGTAGGGCTATCGAAAAACTTGCATACGCTCTTAGTTTTGAGTTTCCTCATGAGCCTAAGGGATATGTTTATACGATCGCCGCTGAAAAATATAAGGAGTCGCAGATTGTTTAAAAGAATCAAAGACTTTTTCAAATCGTTTTCGTTTGATCAAAGGGCTTATGCTGATAAGTATCTATCAGAGTCGTATGACAACGTAAATCTAGAGTATAGAATGAAAGATCTCGACAGAAGAGGCATCACCTGGCATAACTAGTCGGGTCGAGTACGCAATAAATAGTTACGGTCCAAGAGAGCCAATGGCTCTCTTTTTTATGGAGAGATTTTATGAATTCAGATATATCGTACCGCCAATGTGGTGTGGAAAATGTCGATGGTTTATGGTGGGTTACAAAGGACGACGGCGCATGGGATGGTCCTCTTGGCGATTGGCAAAGTGATAAGGGAGCCTTTATGAGTCATGTTACTGAATTTGATACAGTGATTCAGGCCGGAGGTTGTTGTGGAATGTATCCAAGATTCTATAAAAATTACTTCAAGCATGTGTATACATTTGAGCCCGATCCTATTAGCTTTTCTGCTTTGCTCATGAATTGTGCAGGTAACGAATATCACAAGTTCAATTGTGGATTATCGAATATGACCACTACCGGTGAAATGTATAGGCCACATACAAACAATATCGGTATGAATGAACTTCGGTTAGGGGTCGGTGAAATACCGGTGTTAACTCTTGATAGTTTAGATATTCAAAAGTGTAATTTACTTCATTTAGATGTTGAAGGGGCTGAAGAGAGTGTTATTATGGGAGCCCGTGAGCTTATTGAAAAGAACAATCCAGTGGTAATTGTTGAACGTGGAAATGGCGCAGAATTGCTTATTCAAATGGGTTATACTCGAGTCCATGTGTTACCGATGGACCATGTTTTTGCTAAGATTTAATAGTATAAATAGATAAAAGCATGGACGTGTAGTTAGGCTTCGGTAAACCTACATTGTTTTAGGAGACATTGATGGCTGAAGAAATTAAAGATAAAAAGCTTAAAGCTAAGAAAGACGATGCGTTAAATAATAATGTAATTGTTATTAACCCTATTGTTCAAGAAGCTTTATCAAATAAAATAGTAGTTTCATTTGGTAGAATGAATCCTCCTACAACTGGTCATGAAAAACTCGTTAACAAGGTACGGGAAATTGCTCGTAAACAGGGTGCTCAAGCCGAGATTTATTTGAGTCATTCACAAGATCCTAAAAAGAACCCCTTATCGTATGACGATAAAATAATGATTGCACGAGAGGCATTCGGACCAATCATTCAAAAACTCAGCATTAACACTATTATTGACTTAATGAAACACCTCTCTGGTAAATACTCAGAGGTAACTCTTGTTGTTGGCCAAGATCGTGTATCAGAGTTTGAGTCTCTCTTAAACAAATATAATGAAAAAGAATACAGGTTTAGTAATATAGATGTAGTTTCAGCTGGTGAACGCGATCCCGATGCTGAAACAGTCGAAGGCATGTCTGCTTCAAAAATGAGAGAAGCGGCAAGGAATGGACAATTTTCTGAGTTCAAATCTGGATTACCCCAAAAGCTTCAAGCGCACGCAGATGATATCTATACCATGGTTCGCACTGCTATGAAATTATCGGAAGAAACCATTGAAGAAGCAGTACTTACAATCGATCAGCGTAGAAAGCGCGCAATCGTTATGCGCAGGTTTGAAAGAAAAATGCAAGCTTCGAGAGCTAGATTGCGGGGCAGGATTGCAGACAATAAGAAGCTAATCGGCAGAGCTCGTAAACAAGCCATCGAAATTATTCGTAGAAAAGTTGCAGGCGAAAAGGGCGCTAACTATAGCGACTTACCAGTATCTGAAAAAATAGCTATCGATAAAAGGGTTGAACAAAGAAAGGGTGCAATTGCTAAAATTGCAGCAAGACTATTGTCAAGAGTACGCCAAAAAGAAATGCAAAGAGTTGCAAATCTTTATAAGGTGAATGAAGATTTTAACTCGTATTTAGAAGAAACAAGCAAACCGCGCTATCATATGATGCGTTCAAAAGACGGAAAGTTAAAATATGATCGCCGCTTTCGTATGTTCAAACATATAGTAAAAGAAGACATACAAACTGATCACGATATCATTAATATCATTGACGAAATTTATAACGTTGCTGAATCAATTAGCCTTGAGGGTAATAGGGCTACTAAAGCTTTGAAAGAGAAAGCAGAGAGATCTAATATACCGTTAGAAGTACTTTCTGAGGTATTTGAAGAAGGCGCCTTAATGGGAGGTAATCCATTTGACCATGTAAACGCCTTCATTGCAGAAGGTAAGAATAAAGGTCTGTGGTATAATATTCATAAGCGCCGAAAGGCTGGTTTACCACCGAAGAAGCCTGGCGATGAAGGCTATCCTAAGACATTAAATATTGAATCTCAAGATATAAATCAACACTTTGAAGACTTTATGGAGGAAGGCGGGGCCGGAAACGAAGGTACACCTAAGCTTCTTAAGAAATACAAGAAAGATACTCCTTGTGAATCAGTGAATGAAGCATTTTCGGCTCTAATGGAATCAGATGAAATTACTGCATCTAAATTAAAAGACTTTGAAAGATTTGTTGATCGTATGTTCGAAAAGTTTAAGATTGATTTTGAATTCACAAAGCACTTTGGCGAGCGCATGAATGATGATCGGAATACGCCAAAAATTAGCTTAAAGGAATTAGCTGATCTTATTAAGAAAATCTATGCAAAAAATGGCAATCCATTAAAGGGTAAGGTTGGAGCAGAATTGGTTGTAAGAGACCTTCAATCAGATCTTAATATGCCAATCGTAGTTAAATACGATGCAAAGAACGATGAAATAGATGTTGTTGCAAAAACAATCATGAGAAAAAAGAACTTTTTTACACCAGATCAAATAATTAAATACTAAGGAGAAAACAATGAAAAACTTTACAGATTTTCTTATTAAAGAAGACGACGAATATGGTAAACAAGGCGGAATGGCAAAATCACAATTACGCATGATTATGTCAGCAGCACAACGCCTTCATGATTCATTGTTGGAGGATGATGCACTTCCAGGGCATATTATTGCTGACATTGTCTTAGCAACTGATTATATCACAAGCGCTGCAGATTATATGGAATCAGAACAATCTGAAGATAATTACGATCTTGATGACATGGACGAAGAAGCTATCACAGAACGTAACGATGAAAATAGAAGAAAGCGTAATAACGAGCAAGAAAGGCTCGGAGATGTTGGTTATCAAAATAAGGGATTAGTAAAGCGCGCTGGGCTCGCAGTGCCTAAAGGCGGAAGATGGTCCTCGGGCAATCGTAAAGTTCTAGGAAGAAGATTACAAAAGGCGGGAATTTATTCAGACCATCGTAAGAAAAACGAAGAAGTCGAACTTGATGAAGCTGATGGTTCTGGCTCAAAATATTATGTAACAACAAGAGGTAATAAGTTAACACATAATAAACCATTTGAAACACATCATGATGCTATAAAACATGCACAAACAGAAGAAAATAGAACTCGTCGTCTTCATACTGTTCACGAGATAACTGATGGAAAGATTAATAGGCAGTGGCAATATTCTGTCGGACATCGCCACTTTATATCATATAATGATAACAAAGGTAAAACAGCTCCTAAATTAATTAGTAGAAATGAAGAAGTCGAACTTGATGAAGCTTCTCTTCTTGGTCCAAAGGGTGCAATTCACAAAGCGGCTAGTGCAGATCAGTCAGATCGTGAATATGCAAAACAGCGTTCATTTAAAACTTCTTGGAAAGCAAAGAATCCAGGAAAAGTATGGCCTGGCTATGCAAAAGCTGGTTTTAAATCTCCATATGATTTTAAAGAAGAAGTTGAGCTTGATGAAGAACAAAATCCTACCTATCACTATTATGTAACAAAGAACGACATGAGTGCTAATGAAATGAAACTGACTCATTCCAAGGACAAACCATTTACCAGTGAAACTGACGCGTTTAATCACATCGTTAAAACTAGTGGTCGCCAAGCTGGAATCATACATAAAGTTAATTCTGCAACCGGAAAAGTAGTTCAACATCGTGGCGTTGATAGAGGACAAAGGGGTTATCCAATTTCAGCATCGAATATGGCCGGTGATGACCCAAAGCATGTGAGAGATCTCAGAGAAGAAGTTGAACCCAACGAAGAGTACTCTATTAAAAAAACAGGTGTAAAACCTACGCTTGCACACCCGGATGGTAAGCCAACATATAATATTATTCATCGTGATGAAGTCATTGGTAAGATAGAGCCATATTCTGGTTATTCAGAAAAATACCTTAAGCACAATCCAAGAATAGTTTCTTCCCGCAAAAACGCAACACGTTACTCAGTGCACTTTCATAGCGGAAAGGGACCAGAGCCTCATAGAATCAAATCATTTCTTAAAAACGGACACATAGATAGTAAGGACGCACTAAGGGGCGCTCGAATAGCACATACCGAATGGAAAGCAAAGAATGAAAATCCTTAATCGATGAAAAGCTTTAAAGAATTCTTAGAAGAAAAAGATCCTAGGCTTGAAAGAGCCGGTGTTTCTGGATTCAATAAGCCAAAGGCAACTCCGAATCATCCAGAAAAGAGTCACATTGTAGTTGCTAAAAGCGGCGATCAGATAAAGACTATTCGTTTTGGTGAACAAGGTGCAGAAACTGCAGGTGCACCGAAGGAAGGTGAATCAGATCGTATGAAAGCAAAACGTAAGTCATTTAAAGCACGACACGCGAAGAACATCGCCAAAGGAAAAACATCTGCAGCATATTGGGCAGATAGAGTAAAGTGGTAATAGGCTTAACTACACAATTAAATAAATACAGATAGCCAATTAAAAGGAGACATCACATGGCTTTGTGGACTAAATCAGACACCGCTAACGGTGCACCAAAGTTTCTTTCAACTGATGCAAACTCTGCACCTCAGGTAAGAAGATCTAACGCGTATTTTGCTGACTTAACTGAGGTAACTATTGCTTCAAACCGCGCCAAGGGAATTCACACACCCGGATGGAATACATACATACAATACACAAACTCGGCTGGCAATACACGTCGCCGTGTAGAAAGTCTTGCTGTTGTACGTGCTACCTCAGCTACTGCTGGTGACTTAGGTGTTGCCAACAACACTGTAACAGAAGATGCTACTATAGCAGATAGCTAATTTAAAGGGAGTAAGTATATTACTCATATAAAACGATATGATATTAAACGAAACTAACTTTTTGCTTTATGCTGCGAAATCTTATGATTTCAAGCAATCGGCAAGTACCGAAGAATTTCATGAAGAATTAAAAAGATTTCAGTATCTAAAAAGATTACTTAAAAGATACGACGAATCACAAAATCCAAGTGATCTAAAGGTTAGACTCATTTTGAATCATATCATTGTGCTATACAATTGCTTTGGAGAGCATACCACAAATATGCTCTTCTTTAAATTAAAGGGATATCATGCTTATGTTAAACCATTTGCAGTTTTTTTAAACTATATGCCAGAGCGTGTAGTTTATGAAAATGCTATCATAATCAATTCTGATATTCCTTTAGATCACGTAGTAGTTAACGAACTGAGAAAAATATGATAATTGATTTATTCCTTGTCTATCAATTCTTAAAAAGGCTTACAACGCCTTTTCAAGATTGGCCCGCATATGCGCAAGGAATAATCGATGCTGATGGCAATCTTCTTAAAAAAAGAAGGGACTTAAAAACAGTTAAGGAAAGAGATGCATTTGGTATCTTTGACTTAATGATTCTTAAACTCAAAAAACTGTTAGCAAAAGTACCAGGCGGCCAAAGCAGAATTGCAACATATGCTGCAGCGTTATGGTTAATCAAAGAACATGATCAAATTATAATGAATGGCGACTATATTACAGAAGAATACATAGAAGAATCATTAAACCATTATATTCATTATACCAAAGAAACATATGATGTCAACAGTAAATTTGAATCAATGATAGAAGATATTGCGAATAATGCTGGTTCTGGAAATATCGATGGAATAGGCGTAGGACCAAGGGGTGAGCCCGGCGTATCACGTCGAGTACAAAGAAAAATTCTGAAAAGAAATATGGAGATTAATACTAATGATATTAATTGAACAATTAAAAAAGATTATCCCTACCAACAAAGAAACAGCAGCTTGGTTAGAAGTATTAAACACAGTATTACCAAAGTACGGTGTTAATACCCCTTTGCGCTTGGCAGGATTTCTTGCTCAAACTGCACATGAATCGGGTGATTTTAAGTCGATCGAAGAAAATCTGAACTATTCTGCCGAAGGCCTAATAAAAACATGGCCAACACGGTTTAACACCAACAATACAAAGGCCTATGCTCGAAAACCAGAAGCTATAGCAAACAAAGTTTATGCAGATCGTATGGGAAACGGTAATGAAGCATCAGGTGATGGCTGGAAATTCAGGGGTCGCGGAATCAAACAGCTTACGGGTCGTGATAATTATACACAGTTTGCAAAAGCTATTGGTATTACGGCTGAAGAAGCCACAGAGTATTGTTCTACAAAAAGAGGAGCAGTCGAATCTGCTGCATGGTTTTGGAAAACAAATAATCTAAATCGATTTGCAGATGCTGATGATATCGTGGGACTAACAAAAGCTATTAACGGCGGCACAATCGGATTAGCTGATAGAAAAAAGAAATATTCGATTGCAAAAACTGTCCTTTCATCAAATGCAAAGCCTAGTATAAAAGATATAAGACGGCGCGATACCGGTGAAATGGTAAAGGCAATTCAAAAGGCACTTGGAGTAGAAGTCGATGGCATATTCGGAATTGGAACAGAAATAAGTCTTCGTCAGTGGCAAGCAGACAATAACTTAGAAATAACTGGAATAGTTACTCCTGAAATATATAGTAGATTGGTAAAATAATGCTAAAGTTATTCAAAACCCCAGTTTACATTATCATCGGAATTATACTAGTAGCTATTACTGTAAGTGGTGTTTTTTATGTTAAGCACAACGAAAATGTAAAAGAAAAGCTTTTAGCTGAAAATGCTAGTCTTCTTGCAGATGTTTCAACATATAAAGATGCTCTTAATCTTCAAACAAAAACTATTGATTATTTACAAGAACAACAAATCAAGAGAGCAGAAGAATTTCTTAAAATAGAGTCTACTTTTGCAATAATAAATGATGAAAAGCAGAACCTTAATGATAAATTAGAGAATTCTTTAAAGGCATCCTCTGGTAATGTTGAAGCAACAGAAGTTATCGTAAATCAAATAAGTAATAATATAAATAGATGTTTTGAGCTGCTGTCTGGTGCACCTCTAAATGAAGCTGAAAGAAAGGCTAAAAATGCAAATGAATTCAACTCTGAATGTCCTTGGTTCTATTCTAGTCGCTCTAGTAATTAGTGGTTGTGCACCCAAAATAATACCCAATCAACAAGTTGAGGTAAAGACTGTTCAAATAAAACCTTTGCCTCCGATTGTTCCTCAAGTCGATAGTTTAAAGATGCGAAAACTCGATTGGATGGTTATTACTAAAGAAAATTATCAGAGCACTGTTACTGATTTACAAAAAGCAGGTAAAGAACCGGTAATATATGGTTTATCATCAGATGGGTATACAAACTTAATGATGAATCAAAACGATGTTATTGGAATGATAAGACAACAACAAGAAATTATTACTACATATCGTAAATCTTACTAACGATATATTACTTAACAAGGAACTGACTATGACACCTGATGATGCTATTCTAAATACAATCAAAACTGATGTAGAAATCATTAAGCGCGATATTATTACTGTGCAGGCCTTTTCAAACAAGTTAGAAGACGTAATTGACAAAATGGCCGACGTATCAAATAGCATTACAAAAATGCTTGTAGTTCACGAAAACAAACTACAGAATCATGATCAGCAAATAGATGGTCTGAAGTCTTCGATATACGAAAGAAAAACCGACTTTGATAAACATGTCGACATGTTGCATAGGAGAATAAGTGACATGAAAGATGATAATCATAAAGAACGAGAAAAATATCATAAAGAAGTCATAGCCGCGCTAAAGGACATAGCTGATTCTAACAGGGCACTCGATCAGAGGGTCTCGAAGCTTGAACAGTGGAAGTGGTATGTGCTCGGTGTTTCTGGTATTGTCGGCTTTCTTCTATCACAAATTCCATGGGAAATTTTTATCGGATAATCGTATATTACGGTGTACAATCCCCGTAATAGGTGTATAATACACTATACAAATTTGCATTTTGGGATAGTTCATGAATTTAGTGGATCTAAAGTATTGTGGTATATTGTCCACACGTTTAGATAAGTATAAAGTTAAGCAATCATCACCATATCGAGCTAACTTTAGATGCCCGATATGTGGGGACAGTAAGAAGTCTCGGACGTTGTCACGCGGTTGGTTTATCGAAAAGGGCCAAACAGCAATGTTTCATTGTTTTAATTGTGGTCAGTCACATCCTTTGTGGCGCTTCCTTAAGCTTACTGACTTTGTTTTGTATAATGATTACATAATCGATTCTAAATTTGAAAATATTATACACAAAGAACCAAAACAAACACCCCTCGATGCACTTATACTACCAACACCTTCTTTTAAAAAAGCCGGATCGCCTCTACTATTGATCAAAAAAATTAGCCAATTAGACGCTGATCATCCAGCACGGAGATATGTTGATAAGCGAAAAATACCAGTTAACACACATCATAGAATATATTACGCGCCTAAGTTTAATGCATATGTTAATTCGTTAATACCCGATAAATTGTCTATAACTGTCTTAGATAAACCAAGATTAATTTTACCATTTATCGACGCGGACGGTGATGTGTTTGGCTTTCAAGGAAGAGCATTTGACAAAAATAGTATACGTTATATCACTATTATGCTTAACGAAAACAAACCAAAGATTTTTGGATTAAATCAAATTGACTTTACGGCAAAATATTATGTCCTCGAAGGTCCAATTGATTCGTTGTTTCTTTCAAATGCTATTGCCATGGCCGGTGCAGATGTCAGTTCCTCTTCTTTAGAAAATACGAATAATGCGGTGTTTGTTTTTGATAATGAACCACGTAATATAGATATTGTAAATAGAATGACATCTTTAATTGATCGAGGCTATAATGTGTGTGTTTGGCCAAAAAATATGTTAAAGACAAAAGATATAAACGATATGATACTTGCCGGATATTCTTCTGCAAGCATTGAAGCGACGATTAATGATAACACATACACTGGTTTAGCCGGAAGACTTGCCATTGCGGAATGGAGAAAAACTTGACGATTAACGCTATACTTGCATGCGATACCGAATATGGTATCGGCAAAAACAACGCCTTACCTTGGCCTAGGTCTAATGACGACATGAAATGGTTTCGTGAAAATACGATTCATCACGTAGTTGTCATGGGAAGAAAGACCTGGATGTCTCTTGAAAATAAAGCACTAACAGATCGCATTAACGTGGTGATCACTAATTCACCTGAAATTCTCGAGGGGTCACCAGATATGATATCTTACGGTGACATGGGAAAGCTTTTACAAACCATTGAAATGAGCTATCCAAATAAAATAGTTTGGGTTATTGGCGGGGCTGAGATTTATGATCAAGCACTTCCATATTGCCATAACTTATATTTGACAAAATTCAAACAACGTTATGATTGTAACAAATTCATTGATAAAGAATTGATTACACCGTTTACCACACTCTTAAATAGTAAGTCGACTGATGAGTGCACATTTAGCGTTTGGAGTAGAGGTTGAAACAATATCACGATTTACTCTCACATGTTTTAGATAATGGTGTCGATTGCAATGATAGGACTGGTGTAGGAACACGATCCATATTTGGTTATCAATTAAGATTCAATCTAAATGATGGGTTTCCTGCTGTTACTACAAAAAGGTTAGCATGGAAAGCAGTTGTTGGTGAACTATTGTGGTTTTTAGAAGGTTCTACTGACGAGAGGCGTCTGGCCGAAATCACATACGAAAGTCATCGGGTAAACCTGATTAACAAAACAACTATTTGGACGGCTAATGCCAATGCTCAGGGTAAAGCTCTAGGACATATCAACAATGAATTCACTAAAGAACTTGGTCCAGTCTATGGCGCGCAATGGAGAAATTTCAATGGCTCAGGCGTTGATCAGATTTCTAACATTTCACGAGAGCTACGAACAAATCCAGATAGTAGGCGAATTATTCTTACAGCGTTTAATCCAGCACAGATAGATCAAATGGCTCTCCCGCCATGCCACATGATGTCACAGTTTCGTATGGTGAATGGCAAGCTAAGTTGTCAACTTTATCTCCGCTCATCTGACACATTTTTAGGGTTGCCATTTAATATTGCTAGTTACGCTTTGTTAACACATATTTTTGCAAAAGCAAATTCCTTAGAAGTAGGCGATTTAGTGGTTTCGATCGGAGACGCACATATATATACTACTCATGTCGATGTTGTACGTGAACAACTAAAGCGAACTCCAAGAAAACTGCCGACTCTACGTATGCCAAATATATCCTCACTTGCTGTTGAGGATATAATGAAATTATGTGTTTCGGACTTTGAGCTTTTAGATTATGATCCTATGGATTCACTTAAAGCTACAATGGCTGTATAAAAAGAAAAGAGGAACAATGCTATTCGAAGAACAAATTTCACGTAAACCAGATCTTTATCCATGGACTAAGCAATTTATTGACGCGATTTGGCAGGGTTTTTGGACTCCAGACGAGTTTAATTTTAGATCTGACTACTCACAATTTAAAACAGATTTAACAGATGAAGAACGCGAAGTTATAGTTAAAACATTGTCAGCAATTGGTCAAATTGAAGTTGCGGTTAAAACATTCTGGGCAGATCTGGGAAAAAACCTTCCTCATCCCTCTCTTCGCGATCTTGGCTTTGCTATGGCAAATTCAGAGGTAATTCATAATCTTGCATATGAAAAATTGCTTGATGTGCTTCATCTTACTCATGTATTTGAAGAGAATTTGAATCAAGAAGTGATTAAAGGTAGAGTTAATTATCTACGCAAGTATCTTAACAAAGCTTACAGGGGCGATAATAAGAAGCAATATATTTACGCGATTACTCTTTTCACCTTGTTTGTAGAAAACGTTTCCTTATTTTCCCAATTCTATATCATTATGCATTTCAACCGTAACAAAGCAGTTCTTAAAGACTGCGCACAACAAGTTCAATACACTCGTAATGAAGAGATGCTTCATGCCCAAGTAGGTATTAAGATCATCAACACACTTCGTGAAGAATATCCAGAGCTTTTTGATGAGGAACTTCAGGAGCGTATTGAAGCTGAATGCATTGATTCGCTGAAAGCTGAATCAAAGGTTATTGATTGGATCATGAACGGTTACGAACAACCAGGTCTGAACGCATCTATTCTGAAGAACTTTATAGCAAAGCGTATGAAGGATTCGATCGACGCAATTGGATTTGAGAGCTCTGCTATTATATATGATGCTGAACTTGCAAAAGAAACTGAATGGTTTGAAGTAGAACTATATGGTACTAACATGACCGACTTCTTTGCTAAGAGACCCGTTGAATATGCAAAGGGCACTGCTATCACATCTGAAGATTTGTTTTGAATATTAAGAATAAGAAAGGGAATACTACATATGGGGTTTGAATGGGCAAACGAAGACTCGAGACTCTTCCTCTCACGCGGATATGTAGATGGGAATATGACCGTAGAAGAAAGAGTTCGCGAGATCGCAAAGACCGCAGAACGTATTCTAGATCGTGACGGCTTTGCTGATAAGTTCTATGATTACATGAGCAAGGGATATTATTCGCTATCTTCGCCGGTATGGTCTAACTTTGGCACGAGAAAGGGTCTTCCTATTTCGTGTAACAACGTCTATATTGAGGATTCAATCGAATCTATCCTTGTTAAGCATGCTGAAATCGGTATGCAAACTAAACATGGTGCTGGCACATCAGCATATCTTGGTGCACTTCGTCCTCGGGGAACTGTTATTAAATCTGGAGGAAAGGCTGATGGTCCTGTGCATTATGCTAATCTACTGGAAACCGCGGTGGATGTTATTAGTCAAGGGAACGTCCGTCGTGGCTCTTGCGCCGTCTACCTCGACATCGAACACCCCGATATTTACGAGTTCCTCGACGCCAGAGAAATCGGATCTTCAGTACAGAACCTATCCCTTGGGATCTGTATCACCGACGCCTGGATGAATGCTATGATTGATGGCGATGCAGAAAAACGCACGCTGTGGGCACGTGTCCTACGTAAGCGAAAGGAATCCGGATATCCTTATCTATTCTTCACAGACACTGTAAACAATAACGCACCTCAGGCTTATAAGGACAAGAAGCGCAAGATTTATTCTTCGAATCTTTGTTCCGAAATAGCGCTCGCTTCTTCAGCAGATGAGTCGTTTGTCTGTAACCTAGCATCAATGAACTGTGTTACGTTCGAAGAATGGATGCATACTGACGCGGTAGAGACGATGATCTTCTTCCTTGATGCGGTTTTGGAAGAGTACATTGAAAAAATCAAAGACATGAAGTTTATGGAACCTGCGTATAACTTTGCTATTCGTTGGAGAGCGCTTGGACTAGGCCAACTTGGTTGGCATTCATATTTACAATCGAAGATGATTCCGTTTGAATCTTTTGATGCACATATGATGGCCATTAAGATCTCTAAGTTCATCGATGACAGGTCTCTTGCAGCCACTAAAGAACTTGCCATTGAGTATGGTGAACCTGAAGGACTACTCGGATATGGCATAAGAAATGTAACTCGTTGTGCTATTGCTCCAACTACTTCTTCGAGTTTTATCCTTGGACAAGTATCTCCTTCGATTGAACCACTTGCTTCGAACTACTTTACGAAAGATCTTGCAAAAGGTAAATTCACGTATAAGAACCCATACCTCATTGCTATCTTAGAGACCTATGAAAAAAATACTCCAGAGGTGTGGATGTCAATTCTTCAACGTGGCGGATCTGTTCAGCACCTTGATTTCCTGACTCAACTCGAGCGAGACGTATTCAAAACGTTCTCAGAAATTGCACCGATGAGTATTATTCAACAAGCAGCAGGACGTCAGAAGTATATTGATCAAGCTCAGTCACTAAACCTGTTGATTGCTCCTGATGCATCGATCAAAGACGTCAACACCTTGATCATCGAGGGTTGGCGAATGGGGATAAAAACATTCTACTATCAGCGATCGACAAATCCAGCACAACAATTGGTTCGCGACATCTTAAATTGTGTATCTTGTGAATCGTAATATAGCAGTTTTCGAATGAATAAATAGGGCAGGAGCAATACTTGCCCTATTTCTTTAAGGAGATTGCTATGAACGAAGAAGATTTAGTTTGCGAAGTCTGTGATTCAGAATTCACCGTTAAACATTACGAAGACGATGAAGTACTCTTTTGCCCCTTCTGTGGAGAGAGTCTTTTCTCGAATGACGATCAAGTTGACCCAAAGGATTTTGATGACGAAGACGACGAAGAATGACTTGGGTGTATGAAGGGAAGCCATTCTCTTCAGATGATATTGATGGTAATGCTGGTTTTGTATATGAGATCACTGACACCCTGAATGGTAAGAAGTACATCGGAAAAAAGAAGCTGAGCTCTACTCGCACTCTGAAGCCCCTCAAAGGCCAGAAGCGTAAGCGCAGGGTAGTATCTGAATCTGACTGGGAAAGCTACTATGGGTCAAGTGAAGAGGTGAAAGCACTTCTAGAAGAGTTTGGGCCAGACAGGTTTTGCCGTAAGGTTTTACGCCTATGTAAAACTACGGCAGAAATGAGCTACTTTGAACTTAAAGAACAAATAGAAAACGATGTTCTTCTTAAGCCAGATGAATACTACAACGCGTTTGTTGGCGCCCGCATAAACCGTAGTCATCTGAAACATTTACAGAAAACACAAATTACTGATTGACATTGAGATAGAATCAGTATACAACTGAAAATGTAATCAATAAGGGGCGAATCATGTCAAGTTTTGCAACGGAATTTACTGTTCTCGAAGAAATACTTGAGCCTAAGTCGATGAAAATGCGCCTTATCGAGGGTACTCGGTCGAAAAATATCGCGATCCAAACTTGGGGATCAATGCAAGGTGAGTGGATCACCACTCAGCGTTATACTGATGTACAGGGTATGTGGAACAAGAGTAAAGCTCTTGCGAATATTCTTGTGAACGGCCGCTAGAGCAATGGCGTAAAAGAACCAATGTTTTCATGATTATTGAGGAGAATCTTTACTATGAGTAGTGTTTTGTCGCTTATTTTGATCGTATTAGTTTTAGTATGCTGGTTTAATCCAGAAAAGCTTGGCACATGGCTTAGAGCCGTAGATAACGCCAGATTTTTAGAACTTGAACAACGGTAAAGGCAAATAGAGATGAAAGTCATCGAAATCACTGACAGCGGGTATGTTTGGCATATTCCAGTTGAGGTTGTAGCAGATAATCGTGCGAAATATTACCGTGATATTGAAGCGAAAAGAGAACAGCTTTCTGATGAAGATGCAACTCTTGTTTACAAAGAGGAATTCGATTTTGTCATGAAAGATTCCTACGAAGCCATCGATTGGTTTGTGAATAACATGAATTTTTCCGATGTAGCAACAAGCGCAGTTCTTGTTTCTATCCCAAAGGCTCTTACTAAACCTGGCCCACACGCAGAAGTCAGCCTTGTTGAAAGTTACAAAGATTACTGGAGAAAACAAAATGCAGATGCAAGATTACGACATGAACAATAAATGAGTTGACATTGTAATTCCAGTATGGTATAGATAAATTAAGATTACTGGAGAAAACAAAATGCAGATGCAAGATTATGACATGAACATCGAGAAGCTCGATTCTCTTGTTCTCCACGCACAGACTGTAGATTGCACTAAAGAAGATCTTGTAGCGTTGATTCGAATTATCATTGATGATTTTCACACTGCTCAAGACCTACAAGAAAAAGAAATGATTCAAGAAATGAATCTAGTGTGTTGACTATTGCCCAAAAGACTGAACGCAAGATGGCTGCGCTAGAGCATCTGATGAATACTCAGATGCATATCAAATTGCCTTTATCTGTTATTGAAGTATTGGACGGACTCTCGGTTTGTTGGGATCATCTAAGCGAAGATGATAGAGATTATATGCAGTTAGCTAGTGATGCGCTATCAACAAAAACGGAGTGGAAAGTATGAATGATATGCTTGTTGAAGACGAAATCAGTCGAGTACATGCAAAGTCACAGGCGGTTTTTTCTGAATTCGAGGAAAATGTTTGGATTGATGTACTTAAATGGTCATTCGAAACTGGGCTTCTGAGAGATTTTTTTGACTGCGATAATGAAACTCTTATCAAAAAATTTTGGAATGAAAGGCTTAACCAATTTTGAAAAATTTTCTAAATAACAAGACAGCTATTACGTATACAGCAGGTAATATTCTTGCGTTGCTCACAATTCTTTTCATTGGCTTGAAACTTAGTGGGTATATTGCATGGTCTTGGTGGTGGGTTTTGTCGCCAATCCTAATTCCCCTCGGTATTATTGGTTCTGTTGGTATCATCGCTGTTGTTCTTTTTAGTGTTGCAAGACCGCTCTAAGCTTGTGCATAATGTAGAAAAAATTAGTTGACAGATCTGGCGAATTATAGTATACTTACAAAGTAACATTAACAATGAGAAAAACTATGATTAACAACAACAACAATAATGGGTCTAATGGCGGTGGATTCTTTATGAGTCTTTTGGCAGTACTTTTTATCGGCCTGAAACTTACCGGCTACATTACATGGTCTTGGTGGTGGGTACTAGCCCCATTGTGGGGACCAGTATTATTTCTCATTATTTTTATCTTTATACTTTGGATGGCAGGCCTCTACGACTAGTATAAATATATAACGCTTCCGTAGCTCAGTTGGAATAGAGCAAGACACTTCTAATGTCAAGGCCGGGGGTTCGAGTCCCTCCGGGAGCACCAATTTTGCGGGTGTGACGTAATCGGTAACCGTATCACACTTAAAATGTGAGTTCTGTGGGTTCAAGTCCCACCACCCGCACCAAAATTCTGGAAGTGAGACTTGGTAGTCAGAGGAGTCTTATAAGCTCTTTGCGCCAGATTAGCGCCTTTGAGGTGGTTCGAATCCACCCACTTCTACCAATATAGAAAATGTTAGTTAACTTCCTATGATGAAGGTATATCAAATGGCCGTGACTTCTAATGATATGAAATATCGAAAGGATTCATAGTTATGGCTAAGAAACCGGCCGCACCAGCGCCGCGCTTAATGTATTACAAACCTGAAGACAAAAAAGATCTTGTTGAACATGAAAAAGATATCAAAAACTACATCATTGGTATTATTGCAGGATTGATATTTGGTAGCGTTTTCACAATCACCTGGCATATGTTAGTGTTGTTTTGTTTAGTGGGTGTTTTGTGGACGATTATCAGTTAAGAGAATATCTAAGCGATCACTACGGAATTTGTATTGCTGGTCACTGTAGATGTAGATGTTCTAGGCCTAAATGTCAATGTGGAGGAGGCGTTTGGCTCGGAACAGCGTGCCAAGATTGGACCTCCTCTAACGCAAAAAACTACGACGAGTTAGCTGAGTTCCAGAAAAGAATTAAGGCAAGTAGTAGTACATAGAATATACGCTAGAGATGGATAATGGGGATCCTGAGCGCTCATAACGCTTTCCCGAAAGGGCGAGTCGGTTCGATTCCGGCCTCTAGCACCAAAATAATAACGATTTTTGCACATTTTTGTTGACAGATCAGTGAAACTAGTATAAATATAGTAGCAAGAGAATCAAAAGAGAAGAACATGGCTTATCATACTTTTAAATGTGAGATTACCTATCGCCCCCGTCAATTCGGAGGAAGCGTTTAACTAACTGTATGAAGCCGTACAAAAGGTTTACGCCCCTCCGATCGAAAGATCCGGAGGGGTTTCTGTTACGAGCCAGTAGCAAAATCGGTAATGCGCGGGACTGCAAATCCTTGAGGTGTAGGTTCGAATCCTATCTGGCTCTCCAAAATGGTGCTACCGAGTGGTTCGGGCGGGTCTCTCATAAGGATCTAGAGTGAGTTCGACTCTCACTATCACTACCAAAGTCTACCCGCTCTTTGAAAATTAAGTAATTAGTCCTAGCATAAGCGATGATGGACTGGAAACAGAAATCCTGTTTTCAACTTGACTGTTGGCAACATGAGACAAGT